CTATCACCCGACTGCTCCTCGCCAAGCGGTCATCCCCGTTGATGATGAAGCGACGGCGCGCAACATCAAGGGGAATCCCGTGTAGCCCGTAGGCTGCCAACGTGCACGCAGCATTGGCGAGGCATAGAAGGGGGAAAGACGTGATTTGACCCATGAGCTGACCACAAGTTTTGACCGCCCGTGGGCACTCCTTTGTGAGGTTGAGGACACGGCCATGATACCGGACCGACACGCCTTCCTGATCGGCCTCTCCCTGGTCCATCTCCTGGAACCACTTACCACGAATCCGGACCCCACGCCGGGGCTCATCCACAAACTCACGAGGGGTCACCCCGTACGAGATCTCTTTGTCGGCGTTGTCGTCCATGACGACGTCATAGTACGGGTATCCTTCGGTGAGATAGTTCAGGATCCAGTTCGTGAGCCGTGGGTCCAACAGGTCAGTAGCGGCAGTGAAGTCCGAAGACGCAGCCATGTCCCCATCATGCCCGAGAATCTCGTCGACAAGGTCACCAGTGATGACCCGGGACATCGAAGGGAAGAACTCAAGCTTCTTCATCTCCCGCAGGATCCTTTGCTGCCAGAGGCCTCCCACGGTGGCTCCAGCCTGGGACCCAGAGGTGACCATCCGGATCTTGCCGCCTGCCTCACGTACGGCGGTCGCATTGACACGTCTGCTGACCCCGGAGGCAATGTCATTCCTGGCCTCCGCCTTGACAAAAGCATCCCACTCGAATTCGCTGCGGGGATATCTGAGAGACCTTTCCAGGTGAACCTCTCCATCCGAAGTGAATACCGGTCGAACCGTGACTTCGGGATCCTCCCACTCACACGACTCGTCGATTCTTTCAGAGCCCAAATGATCGAAGCGGCGATGCCCCTCACGACCCCGCGTGTGTGAAATCGGGTACTTGGTCACTTCCGTCGCAACGTAGTGTTCCCAGGCCGCCTTGGCCAGTGGTGTCTTCGTCTGACGAACACCATGACTGAATCTGTAGAGCCCACCGGCTTTGCCTCCTAGAGACCGCTTGGCTTGCGTCGAGCCAGTACTCTTAGGAGGGGATGTGAGGGGAATGTCCTCCCAATTCAGACCGGCCTTGATCTCATCCAGAATGGGCCGAATCGCCTCCTTGGCGAGAAAGATGAACTCGCCATCTGGGCGCGAAGTCTTCACTTTCACGCGGTGATCCCGCTTGGCATTGTAGACCATCCAGTCTGACGCATGTCC